TAAGCCGTGGCCCGGCGAGTTCGGGCAAAGCTAGGCACGTTGCGGCTGGGCGGTTATGGCACGGTCTGTTTGCGTCGGGTTTGTTTTGGTAACGCGGTCAAGACAAGAGGCGATCCTTCGGGGTCGCCTTTTTTCATGAGGTCAGATGGCAAAGCAGGCAGACCCGACAACGGATTACGCGGCAAAAGTCGTGGCCGGAAAGATCACGGCGGGGCCGCACGTTCGAGCATCATGCGCGCGCCACCTGCGAGACTTGGACGAGGGCAGCGCGCGGGGGCTGATCTTCGACCGCAAGGCAGCCGCGCGGGCGCTGGGGTTTTTCCCCGACGTGCTGCGCCTGAGCGGCGGCATGAAGTTTGACGGGCAGCCGTTCAAGCTGCACGCATCGCAACAGTTCAAAATCGGAAGTATCTTTGGCTGGAAAAAGGCCAACGGGTTTCGGCGGTTTCGCCGGGTCTACTGCGAAGAAGGTAAAGGCAACGGGAAAGCGCTGGCGCTGGACACCGTAATTCCGACGCCGACAGGCTGGTCGACAATGGGCGCGCTGTCAGCCGGGGACATGGTGATCGGCGCTGATGGCAAGCCCTGCCGGGTGCTGCAAGCGCACCCTGTCAGCGTTGACCGGGAATGCTTTGAGGTAGAGTTTGACGACGGCGAGGTGATTGTCGCATCGGCGGAACATCTTTGGCTAACGGAGCATCGCCGCCCTAAGCCAGGGAGCGTTTCGGTAAAGACCACCGCAGATATTGCGCGGACCCTTCGCAACGATAACGGGAAGTACCAGTCGGCAAATCACAGTGTTTCGCTTTGCGGATCGCTGGACCTGCCAGAGCAAGAACTGCTTGTTGCTCCGTATGTCTTGGGCGCATGGCTGGGCGATGGAGATAGCGACGCGGCAAGGCTGACTTGTGCCTTTGCCGGTATTCAGGTGGTGGAGGAAATAGCGTCTGAGGGGCAGCCGGTGCGGCAACAGGTGCGGCACTCGGATACTACCGGGCGATTTAGCTTGAGCAGCGGGCGCGGGCAACGCGGGGACACTCTGAAAGAGAGACTGCGGCGCTTGGGCGTTCTGCGCAATAAGCACGTTCCCCCGGTCTATCTTCGGGCGTCTGATGCGCAAAGGCTGGCCTTGCTGCAAGGCCTGATGGACACTGACGGAAGCATCGCCACCAGCGGGCAGTGTGAGTTTACGGCAACCAGTCGGGCTTTGGCTGAGGGCGTCTTGGAGTTGGCGCTATCGCTGGGGCTAAAGGCCACGCTGCGGGAGGGGTCGGCCACTCTTAATGGGGTGCGCATTAGCGCAAAATATCGCGTCGGATTCTTTGCACCGTGGGATCGGCCAGTATTTCGGTTGAAACGGAAGGCGGATAGGCAGGCTGCAACGCACAGCCGCAGGAGTCTTTCAGCAGATCGCCGGATCGTCTCGTGTCGGCCCGTCCAGCCTGTTCCGGTGCGCTGCATCACTGTGGACTCGCCTGATAGCATGTTTCTATGCGGGCGGGGCATGGTCCCGACGCACAATTCACCGCTGGCTGCGGGCATCGGGCTTTACGGCTTGGTCGCGGACAATGAGCCAGGAGCGGAAATATACGCTGCGGCGGCAAAGCAGGAACAGGCAATGATTATGTTCCGCGATGCGGTGTCCATGGTTCGCCAATCACCTATGCTTGAAGATGCGCTCACGCCTTCCGGCGTCAACCCAGTGCACAATCTGGCATATATGAAGCGGGGCAGCTTCTTTCGCCCGTTGGGCCGCGACACGGGAAAGACGGGCAGCGGCTTGCGCCCGCATTTTGTTTTGATCGACGAATTGCACGAACATCCAAACGGCGACACGGTGGACACGCTGGAACGCGGGTTCAAATGGCGTGACCAGCCGTTACTTTTCATGATCACGAACAGCGGGTCGGATCGTAACTCGGTCTGCTGGCGAGAACGGGAATGGGCGGTCAAGGTTGCGCACGGCGAGGCAACGCCAGACGAAGGCGCAGACGAGACTTTCAGCTTTATTTGCGCTTTGGACGAAGGCGATGACCCGCTTGAAGACCCGAAGTGCTGGGAAAAGGCAAACCCGCTGATCGACGTGCTGATTGGCCGGGAGGAAATGGCGAAGAACGCAGCCCAAGCCAAGGCTATCCCCGGCAAGGCCAACGGCATCAGGCGGCTGCACTTCTGCCAATGGACGGGCAGCGAAAGCGCATGGATCGCCCGCGAGACGTGGGAAGACTGCGAAGATCCAGACATGACGCTGGGTGATTTTGCCGGTCAGGAATGCTGGATCGGTTTGGACCTTGGCGCAACCAAGGACATGACGGCCCGGGCAATGGTGTTCCGTGACGGCGTGACGGACAGCGGCGATCAGAAGTACGCGCTCTTTGCGCACGGATACAGCCCTGCGGAGACGCTGCGCGAGCGGATGAAACAGGACCGCGCGCCCTACGACGTGTGGCAGGAACAAGGGTTCCTGACGGCAACACCGGGCAAGGTGGTGCGCTTCGATCAGGTCGCGCACGATCTGGTAGAGTTTGCGGCGGAGTTTGAAATTGCGGCGGTGGCCTATGACCGATGGCTGATCCGGCAATTTGAGGTGACGCTAGATGAAATGGGCGTGACGTTGCCGCTGGTGGAACACCCGCAAGGGACAAACCGGCGCAAAGATAGCCCGCTCTGGATGCCAGACAGCATAAACGGCTTTGAAGACTTGATCTTGGAGCGGCGGCTTCGGATCGCGGTCAACCCGGCTTTGCGATCGGCGGTGGCGTCCAGCACGTTCTGGCAGTCGCCAGCTGGGCTTCGCCGGTTTGAGAAACAGCGCGCAACGGCGCGAATTGACTTGGCGGTCGCGGCGGCGATGGCAGTGGGGGCGGCAATGACGAATGAGGAAACGGACGCGCCGTCGATCTACGAAACGCGTGGCGTGCTAGTCTTCTGATCGTGGGCATTTTCCAGATGTTCCGACGTGAGAAGCCGCGCGCTTCGATGGCGATCGATTCGCCCGCGTTCTATGAATTCGTGCGCCAAGGTAGCACGGGCGACAGCGTGGACGCGGCATTGCGCAACGATGCCGTTCTGCGGGCCTGTGACCTGATCGGCGGCACGATTGCCATGCTGCCGCTGACCATGATGCGTAAGAACGAGGCTACGGGACAAATTCAGGAGGCGACGGATCATCCGCTTTATCCGCTCCTGCGCTGGCAGCCGAACCCTTGGCAGACCGCGCATGAGTTCAAGCAATTAATGCAGGGCTGGCTTTTGCTTCACGGCAACGCCTATGCCCGGATCACGCGGACAATGGGGCGGGTATCGTCGCTGATCCCTGTGGACCCGCGCAGCGTGTCAATTGAAACGGACGGCGGGATTTTCCCGGTTCGCTACAAAATCATGAACAACAAGTCGCAGTCGATGACGCTGAACCCTGCGGAAATGATGCACCTTCGCGGATTTTCGATTGAGGCCGATAAAGGCGTTTCCCGCATCCAGAAGGCGGGCGACATTATCCAAACGGCGACACAGCAACAGGTCGCGGCTAATAGCATTTACCGCAATGGCGTGATTGCGGGTGTGGCGCTGACGCACCCGGACAAGCTGAGCCAAGAAGCAGCGGATCGGCTGCGCAAGTCGTTTGAGGCTGGCTATGCCGGATCGGCGAACGCGGGCCGCACGCTGGTGCTTGAGGAAGGCATGAAGCGCGAATTCCCGCCCGCGACCGCACAGTCGGCGCAGATGGTGGAAATGCGCGCGCAACTGACGGAAGCGATTGGCCGGGTGTTCGGCGTGCCGCGTCCGCTGATGTTCATGGATGACACGTCATGGGGCAGCGGGATCGAGCAGCTTGCCATGCTGTTCGTGCGGTTCGGGTTGGCTCCGTGGTTTTCGGTTTGGGAACAGGGCATCGCGCGGTCGCTGCAACCTACTTTCGAGCGTGGCGCGGTGTATCCCGACTTTGACGAACGAGAATTGCTTCGCGGCACCATGAAAGACCAGTCGGAGTTCTTGGCGCGCGCGCTTGGCGCAGGCGGGCACCGGCCATGGATGACAGGAAACGAAGCGCGGGAACACGTCGGACTTGGCTCGCACCCGGACGGCGACGGCTTGGTCGCAGCAGGAGAACAACGCAATGACCCTTCGCAAGCTACCTGAGGCCAAGGCGTTCGCGCGCCCACAGTCTTACCAGCCGGACGCACCGGCAACAGCTTTGGACAAGTGGCATCCACGAGCAGCAGAAGCAGATGGCAGCACCATCTCGGTCTATGACGTGATCGGGGAAGATCCTTGGTCGGGTGAGGGCATCACCGCGCGCCGGGTGGCCGGGGCGCTTCGTGGGATCGGCGCAAAGGCGGTCACGGTCAACGTGAACAGCCCCGGCGGCGATATGTTCGAGGGCTTGGCGATTTACAACCTGCTGCGGGAACACCCGGCAGAGGTGACGGTTCGCGTGATGGGGCTGGCGGCATCCGCCGCGTCTATTATCGCAATGGCTGGGGACCGGATTGAAATGGGACTTGGCTCCATGCTGATGATCCACAATTCGTGGGGATTGGTCATGGGCAACCAAGACGATATGCGCGAGGCGGCTGATACCTTCGCGGAGTTCGACGCTGCCATGGCTGATATTTACGCGGCGCGCACCGGGCAAAACCCAAAAGATGTCGCCGCGATGATGAGCGCGGAAACGTGGCTTCGGGCGGAGCGGGCGATTGATGCTGGGTTCGCCGATGCGACCTTTGCGGCGCCGGAATATGAAAATGAACCGGACGCGGGCCAGAAGAAAGCCCTCGCCCGACTTGATGCAACCCTTGCAAAAGCAGGCATGCCGCGTGTCGAGCGGCGTGCTCTTTTCAGGGAAGCGGCTGGCACGCCGAGCGCTGCCAGGACAGCCACGCCGAGCGCTGGCTTTGATCTGGACGCTATCAAGGCGCTCCTTTCTGAAATCGAAGCCTAGGAGGTAGTCATGGGCTATATGAACCAACCCGCTCGCGGGATTATGTTTGCACGCGCAGATGCGTCGAACCCGAACGAAATTGTAATGCAACTTCAAAAGGCGTTCGCGTCTTTCAAGGAAGCGCACGCCGAACAGATCAAGGGCGTCGAGGCCAAGTTTGACGACGTGGTGACGCGCGACAAGCTGGAAAAGGTCAACGCTACCGTCGGCGACCTACAGTCCGCACTAGACGAAATCAACGCGAAGATGTCTGTGGCGCAAATGTCTGGCAATGGGCGCAAGCTGCGCGACCCGGAGTATACACAGGCATTTGCCATGCACGTCCGCAAGGGCGATGTTCAGGCATCGCTTAACAAGGGCGCAGATGCCGAGGGCGGGTTTGTCACACCGACCGAATGGGACCGCACGATCACCGACAAGCTGATCGAAGTTTCGCCTATGCGGCAGATGTGCCGGACGCAGACAATTTCGACCGGCAGCTTTTCGAAGCTGTTCAACCTGCGCGGAACTGCGTCGGGTTGGGTTGGTGAGACCACTGTAAGACCGGAAACCGCCACGCCGACTATGGGTTCTCTGACCTATCGTGTCGGCGAAATCTTCGCCAATCCGGCGGCGACCCAGCAAATTCTTGACGATGCGCTTATCGATCTGGAATCTTGGCTGGCGGGTGAAGTCCAGACCGAGTTTGCCTACCAGGAAAACCTCGCGTTCATTTCGGGCAACGGCACCAACAACCGACCCAACGGAATCCTGACCTACATCACTGGTGGCGCCAACGCGGCGGCGCATCCGTTCGGTGCGATTCTCGCGACCAACTCGGGCGCGGCTGCATCGCTGACCGCAGATGGGATTGTGAAACTCGTTCACTCGCTGCCGTCGGCGTTCACAGGAAACGCGCGGTTCGCGATGAACAGGCTGACACGCAACGCGGTGATGTTGTTCAAGGATGGTGATGGGAACTTCCTTTGGCAGCCGTCCTATCAGGCGGGGGTTCCGTCCACGCTTCTCGGGTATGCAATGACGGAAGTTCCCGACATGCCAAACGTCGGTGCGGGGGCCAAGCCCATTCTGTTCGGGGACTTCAATCAAACTTACCTGATTGTGGATAGCGTAGGCACGCGCGTGCTGCGCGACCCGTACAGCAACAAACCTTACGTCCAGTTCTACACGACGAAGCGCGTCGGCGGCGGGTTGCTCAACCCTGAAGCCATGAAAGCGCAGAACGTGGCGTCTTGATCGGCTGACTGAGGGGGCGGGCATCCTGCCCCCTTTCCTGAGCCGATAGGAGGCACTCATGGCGAAATTCACGAAAGCGTTCTGCGGCTGTAAAGCGGGCGAAATCTACCCGACGGACTTCGCGCCGGGTGACGACTGCCCCGCTGAGTTGGAGGACGCGGCGCGCGCCGTTGGCGCATTGCCTGCGGTTAAGGCGAACAAACGGGCACCGGAAACGGAATGACGCCCTACCAAATCACGCTCCCGACCGCGCTGCCGGTGACCTTGGATGCGATCAAGCGCCACCTGCGGATTGATCTGCTGGATGTTGATTTTGATGACCAGTTGGGCGAATTGATGGCGTCTGCGGTGGCTTATCTTGACGGCCCGCGCGGCGTTTTGGGCCGGTGCATCATGGCGCAGACGTGGGCAGTGGATGTGACCTGCGAGGGCACCTACACGCTGCCCATGCCGGACGTGACGGGCGCGACGGTAGACTATGGCGCGGGCGCTGAGATGTTGGAGGTCGGTCGGTCTGCGGGCGGTCCCACGGTGACGGTGACGGGCGCGGGCACGGTGATCTTCACGTGCGAAATGCCTGCCATAAATCGGCCTGCCGTAGAGCGGGCGGTGAAGTTTCTTGTCGAGCGTGACTTTGACCGGCCCGAAGGTTCGGCGGCGGTGGCGCTTGAAGCGGCGTTGCAGTCCAGCATCGCGGCGATGCGTTGGCGTCGCATTTGACGCATCCTACAGACTAGAGGATTGAGCGATGAAACCGAACTATGTAAACACGGCATCCGGCCCGGCAGACTATGGCTTCGAGATCACGCCGTCGGACAGCACCGACCTGCCCATGATGACGCGGGCGGTGTTCGCGGCGGGCGCTGGCGTCATCAAGTGGCACAATGCGGGCGGCGCAAGTCAGCATACGACAGTCACGGCAGGTGGCCGAGTGCCGATCAAGGCCAAGCGCATCCTTGCGACCGGCACGACGGCAACCGGGCTTGAGGGCTTGGCGTGAAGCTGGATCGGCGCATCCTGTTTCAGCGCGCCACAAGCCGCGACGACGGGTTCGGGCAGGCGCTGGAATGGCACCAGCATGGCACGGACGTGTGGGCGCACAAGGCGGACGTGTCGGACGCGGAACGGTGGCGGGCCGGGGAAGTTCAGGCGCACATCACCACGCGCTTCACGGTGCGCGCAACGGCGTTCACGAAAAACATCACGCCCAAGGATCGGCTGATGTTTGACGGGCGGACCTATGACATTTTCGGTGTGAAAGAACCGGCGGGCACGCGAAATCGCTGGGTCGAAATCACGGCAAGCGCGAGGTCGGACACATGATCGTCACGGTGAAGGTTGAAGGGCTGCGAGACTTGGAAGCTGCGCTTGACGACTTGTCAAAATCGGCGGGCAAGGGCGCATTGCGGCGGGCGCTGCGAACGGCGGCGCAGCCCATGGCTGATCTGGCGCAAAGCCTTGCCCCGCGCGGCGACACGCAGACCTTGGCCCCATCTATCGCGGTCAGCACCAAGCTTTCGAAGCGGCAGGCGGGGCTTCATCGGCGCATGTTCCGCAACGAGCGCGCCGCAGTGGAAATGTTCGTTGGCGCGGGTCCGCTTCCGTCGGCTCACACGCAGGAATTCGGAACGCAGCACCATCGCGCACAGCCGTTCATGCGTCCCGCGTGGGACCAGGATCATCGCGCCATGCTGGATCGGCTTGGGAAAGAGATGCGAGCGGAAATTGACAAGGCAATTCAGCGAGCCCAGCGCAAGGCTGCGCGCCTAGCAAGGTAAACAGTCTGATGGAAGAGGACTTCCGCTTTGCCCTGATCGGCGCGCCAAGCGTGACCGGGCTGGTTCCGGCTGGCAGGATCAACATGATCGATAACCCGCAGGGCAGCGGTGCGCCGTATATCACCATGCAGGTGATCGGTGACGCGCAAGGCATGACCATGCAGGGGCCTGACGGGCTATCACAGGGCCGTATGCAGGTGGACTGCTACGGGCGCACCTATGCTGAGGTCAAAGCTGTTTCCCGCGCTGCGGTGGCCGTCCTGCACGGCTATCGCGGGCGGGGCCTGAGACTGGTGGAGCACGCAGGCACCAGAGACGACCGCGAAGGCGGTTCCAACGAGGCTGAGCGGCTGTTCCGCGTGAGCCTGGACTTCATCACAAACTGGAGGGCATGACATGCCGCAAATCGCCAGCAAGGCAGACATTGCCTACGATTGGGAACTGTGGATCGGGCGCAACTTGAATACTCCGGTCTGGACGCAGATCAGGGGTTTCGAGGCGCTGCCGTTCCCTGAGCAAGCGCCCGAAGATATCGACGTGACGCATCTGCAGTCGCCGGGCCGCACGCGCGAAACCATCCCCGGCCTGTTGCCGGTGGCCGCCTGGTCTCAGGGAAAGCAACTGTGGGTCGGCGACGATGGTGACCAACTTCTGACAACGCTGGCAGACCTGACCGAGGCTGGCACGAAAGAGGACGTGCTGATTGAGTTCAATCTGGACCCGTCGGGCACCGCGATCCGTCGCACATACCGGGGCTACGTCAACACCTTCACGCCGACCGGCAGCGTGGGCGACAAGGCTATGGCCACCGTATCCATGAAGATCATGGAGCGGCAGGCATCGAACGCGAGGACAATTGCATGACCGATCCGCGCGGGCTTTTGAAGGTCACGGCGCGCGGGCAGGAATGGCGGCTGTGGCTTGGTATGTCGGTGCTAGCAGACCTGCAAGCGAAGCACGGCGACGATGTTCTGGCAAAGCTGGACCCGCCCTCCGATGCTGGACCGGGCTGGATGCCGTCGCTGCAGATCATCGTTGACCTGTTTCTTGGCGCGCTGCAACGATACCACGTCGCCGACGCCGATGCCTATCTGGTTGACGAAATCATCGCCGAAAACGCAGGCGCGTTTGATGCGCTGATGGCGGCAGCTTTCCCTGACCAGCAGGACAAGCCGTCGGGAAACCGCAAGAGGCCGAAGCGGGCGGCCTGAACCTAGCGGACCTGTGCAAGCATTATATCGCGGCGGGGTTTGATCCGGCGCGGTTCTGGGAACTGACGCCCCGGCTCTATGCGCTGGAAATGGACGGGGCGGCGGAGCGCGGCAAGCATGACCGGGCGATGATCTGGTGGTCGGCGATGATGCCGCACCTGAAGGAGCCGCCCAAGTTCGCGGAGTTTACCGGCATCAAGCCGGATCGGCGCACGGAATTGGCGGCTTGTGTCGCGGCGTGGGACCGGGTTGATCGATCCTTGGCAGCGAACCGGCGGCGCTAGTCGAACGCTTCGCAGGTCGCTTCCACGATGGCGCGGTATGCTTCCGGATCGCCGGGATAGAGCATTTCGCCAAGTTCCGGGTCCGCTCCGTCAAGGCAGTCTTGTCGCGTCATCCCGGCATCGTGCGCCAGATCAACAAGATCGGCGTGCAGTTCGTCCATGCGGTCAAGCACCGATGCAAGACCATTTGTTTCTGTGTCCTGTGCCCACGCAAGCGCGGGCAGCATGCATGCAATGATGGCGGCGGTTTTCATGGCGCGTCCTTCTGAGTTGGAATCCTAAGTATGGCACAATCAGTCATTGGCGCGCTACGAGTCAACCTAGGACTTGACAGCGCGCAATTCGAGAAGGGCGTGAAGCGCTCCAAATCGGCTGGCGCGGAACTGGCGCAAAGTTTGCGCCGGTTTGCGGCCATTGGTTCAGCGGCGTTTTCCGGGATCGGCGCGGCGGCCATGAAAGGCGCGTCGGACATCGACGCATCCGCCAAGGCGGCGCGGCGGCTTGGATCGTCCATCGGGGGGCTTGAAGCGCTGAAACTGGCGGCGAGCGAGGCTGGAGTGCCTGTGTCCGCGCTGCCGAACGAACTGCAAAACATCAACCGCGAACTGGCGAACATCGGCACCAGCGGCAACGCAGACCGCGCGCTTGAGCGGCTTGGCATTTCAGCGGCTGATCTGGTCAAGCTGGATGCTGACGAAAAGATAGCGGTCATGGCCGATCGTGTGAAGGCGCTCGGGATGTCCAGCGGACAAGCAACGGCGCTGTTGCGCGATCTTGGCGTGCGCAGCCGTGAAATGGTGCTTCTGTTTCAGGGTGGCGGTGACGCAATTCGACAGGCGCGGCAGGACGTGGAAGATTACGGGCTTGCCCTTGGCGGCTCTGCTGTCGCGGCAGTGGAGCAGGCAAACGACAGGATTGGTCGGCTTTCTATCGTGGCGCGGGTGTTCGGGCAGGAAATGGCGTTTGCCGTTGTTCCCGCGTTGGGCCGGTTCGCGGAGCGGATCACGGATAGCGTGCGCGAAGGCGGAGAACTGCGCGGCGTGATTACGGCACTGGCAAATGTTGGGCGGGTGCTGGCGAACGTGATTGACCTTGTGTCCGAGAACCTGCATTTCCTGATTGACCTCTTCAAGATATTCGTGGCGGCAAAGATCGTCGTTTATGTGGCGGCGCTCGGGCGCAGCATGATTGTGCTAGCGCGTGCTGTTCGCGTGACCGGGCTTGTCATGCTGGCGTTTAGCAGTATAGCCAAGTTGAAGTTGACCGGAATTCTGCTGCTTGCCGCTGCGATTGCCAAGCTGACGGGCACCTACGACGATTTGGCCGGATGGGTAAAACAAGCTGGCGCAAGCATTGAAGCTATGTTGCCCGAAAGTCTGCGTTCCGGGATCGACGGACTTCGCGACCAGATTTCCGGGCTTGGCGGTGAACTTCTCGAAACTGCGCGCATCGCCGAAAACGACTTTTTCAATGCCGAAATGGATGCATCTGATGCCGCTGACAGCTTTGGTAGCGCGGCGCGCGGGGCGTCGAAGGGCGTCGAAAGTCTGGCAAAAAAGACGGAAATCGCAAAGACTAAGGCAGAAGATTTCGGCTACACCATGGCGTCAGAGTTTTCCAGCGCCTTCCAAGGCGTCGAAAGCCTGTCCGAAGGCGTGGGCCGACTCGCATCCCGCCTGCGCGACATGGCAATGGACAGCGCCATTAGTGGGCTGTTCAGTGCGCTGGCAGGCACCGGCCTAGGCCAGTCCATCGCGAGCAACCTTGGCGGCATCTTTGGCGGCGCGCGAGCCAATGGCGGCCCGGTGTCCAGTGGCCGCACTTATCTTGTCGGAGAGCGCGGGCCGGAACTGTTCACGCCATCTTCTTCGGGCGGGATCATTCCGAACCATGCGATGGGCGACGGCGCGCGCGGTGAGCCCGTGCAGGTCGTTGTCCGTGTCCTGCCGTCTGGCGAATTCGACGCACGTGTCCAGAACACCGCGCGCGCCGTGGTACGGGTCGAAGGCCCCCGCCAGATCGGCGCAGCACTGTCCCGTGCGTGCGAAACGCGGGCGCTCGGCTGATGGTCAACGTCATCGCATTTCCGCCCGTAGGCGTCACGGGCACCATGTGGACCGTTGCGGCCCCTGTGCAGCGCAGCCAGTCGCTCGTCACCGGGCGGCGGTACGTGTCGCGCTGGGGTCGCGATCGGCGCGAGGCGATGGTCAACGTGTCCGCGCTGTCGCGGTCGCGTTCGGGCGCGGGCTATTCGGAAATGCTGATCCGGCATCTGGACGGCGGCGCGAACCTTGTCAGGCTCAACAGCTACCCGATCAACTGGCACTTGGACCAGATGCGACTTGAGGCGCAGCGTTCGTCGCAGCCGCTGGCTTGGCAGGCGGGGGATGATCCGCTGGCGTGGTCTGGTCCGCTGCTTTGGTTTACTGGAACGGTTGTCGCGGGAACGGCTTCGGGTTCGCAGATTGCAGTCACCGGCCTGCCCCCGAACACGCTGATCTGTCGCCCTGGGGACTTTGTGCGCGGGCTTGTGGCGCTGTCCGATACGGACGGCCCGATAGCGCAGGCGACGGCAGAGGCGACAACGGACGCAACCGGCGCGGCAGTGATCCGGCTGATTGATCCGCTACCTGCTGGCACCTATGCCCGTGTCAACATCGGTGCGAGCGAAAGCCGGGTGTTCGAGGTCACGGATATTCCGCAGTCAGCGCAGGGACTAGGCGCGAACTGGTTTTACCAGTGGTCATTCCGCGAGGTGTTCGCGGATGAGACGGACGGCTTTGTCGAGGTCAACCCGTGGTAACGCGCAACATCCACCCCGACACGATGGCGGCCATATCGGCGGGCGGGTTCGCGCCGGTTGTGCTGGTGTATCTGGACTGGCCAGACGGCCTGGTGCGGATGCACTCCAACGTCGGGACGATCAGTTTCGGCGGCAACGACTGGACCGGCGTCGGTCCGTTCCTGAACGTGCAGGCCCCGGAGGAAGCGCAGGGCTTGGCGCAAAGCGTGGCGTCCGTGCAGCTTGTGGGTGCCCCGGATGAGCTAGACGCATACCTTGACGCGCCGATCCGTGGCCGCATGAGTGAAATCTGGTTTGGGGTGGTGACTGAGCGTGCCGGGTCTACGCTGATTGGCCAGCCGTTCCGCATTTATGCGGGATACATGGACGGATTGGTGGAGGGCGGCCGATCCGAGAACGGCGACTTTGTGCGAATTGTGACCGTGGAAGTTGCCAACGGCCCGTCGCAGCGGCTCAGCGCAAGCCTTTACCACACGGATGAAGATCAACGGCGGCAGCACCCGGCAGACACGGCGGGACGGCTGGTCATCAACACGGAGCGGCGCTACGAGCGTCTGACGTGGCCTGAGTGAGTTTCGGCGGGTTTCTCAAATCAATCGCGATTGGTGCCGCACTGATCGCGGCCCCGATCCTGTTGCCGGGGTTGGCAGGCGTTGCCATCGGCGCGACGACGCTGGGGGCGATATCCACGTCGTTCGGCGCGTCGCTTGTCTTGGGTGGCATCGCCAGATTCTTGACGCCAAAGCCAAAGGGGCTTGGCGCGGTCGCGCGGGAGGAAATTAAGCGGGAACTGTCGGCCCCGACTTCGCGGCCCGCAAAGCGCTTTGTCTATGGCCGGTATCGTCTGCCGGGATCGCCAGCGCCGCTGATCGTGCGCGGCGAAAACCTGTATATGTGCATCATCATGAACAGCCGCCCGAGCGCCGGTTCGCCGACGATCTACATGGACAACCGGCAGTGCTACGTTTTTGAGGGCGATCTGTTTGACTTCGTGGGCGCGGGTGCCGCGCTGGAAACGGTCGACCCGGGTGTCACTTTTGCTGCTGATCCTGCGGGCAGGCCCCGCGCATGGATGGGGCTTGGTGGGCAGACAACCCCGCCCGATGCCATCGTGTCAGAAATCGGCGATACGAACGTGCTGAAATCAACGGACGGCTGGCGCGGGCTTACGGTCCTATGGCTGAAAATTCCGGTCGGCCCGAATCAAACCCGCACGGACCGCTGGCCCCGGACCCCGCCCGAGGTGGAGGTTGAAGCGAACTGGTCGCTGGTTTGGGATCCACGAGACCCCGCGCAGAACCCGGACGATCCGGCAACGTGGGCCTACAGCAACAATCAGGCGCTTTGCCTGCTGGACGCAATACTGCGCAACCCGATCCGACGCAGGCCGCGCGAGTTGGTGGACATTCCCGCTTTCATCGCGGCGGCAAACATCGCGGATCAGCCGGTCGCAAGGTTTTATGCTGGCGGCACGGTGCCGCGCTACACTGCAAACGGCGTGCTGATCTGGTCAAGCGGGGAACTGGTAGACCAGATCAGCCCACTTGCGGCGGCGGGCGGCGGCGACATGACGCAGGTCGGCGGCGTGATAAGTTACGTTCCGCCCGTGGCGCAGGCCCCGGATTATGCGATCGCCGACATTCTAGACGACGGGGGCTTTGAATTTACGCGGCTCGCACCCGGCAGCACGTTGCCGACGGCGGTCAAGGCCACCTACGTCGCGCCGGATCGGGGCTGGCAGGACAGCGACCTTCCGGCCTTGGCGGTCGGTGCAGGTGCGGTGGGTGACATCGAGGACGGGATACAGGAAATCCAACTGCCGTTTGTGACTGAGGCAACGCAGGCCATGCGCATCCAAAAGATCGTGCGCAACCGCCTTGCGGCGCAAAAGCGGCTGACCGTGACCTTGCCGCCCGACGCAATCAACCTTGTGGCCGGTTCGGTGGCGTCGTGGAACATCTCGGCATTGCCCAAATGCGCGGGGAATTGGCGCGTGGAGAGCATCAACCCGAGCGCGTGGCTAGGCAGTGACGGCGTGGCGCTGCGGTGCCCGGTGGAGATGCGGCAGGAACCGGTCGATCTGGACGCGTGGGACCCGGCGACGGACGAATTTGAGTTGGCCACGGAAACCTACACGCCCCCAGCGCGCGTGCGGGTGCCCCCTGCGGACTTGCAAGCGATCAGCGGTCCCGGTGTGGCGGTTGGCGACGTGCCCCGCGTGCGGTTTTCGTTTGAGCCTGTGACAGGCAGCGTGGTGGGCTACGCATGGCAGTGGCGGCCCCTTGGCGGCGACTATGCAGAGGGCGGCAGTATCGCGCAGGACGTGCGGGATGGCGACGGCAGGGTGTTTGGGTATCTGGTGCCGGTGGTGCCGGGGGATACCTACGACATCCGCGTGCGGACGGTGTATCTAGGCCCGGTGTCGGACTGGGCAGCCGTGACCGGCGCGGCGGTTGCGCCCGATTTTGACCTTCATCCGCCTACTGATGGTGAGGCCACGGGCGGGCCGAATGAAATCGCGGTGTCCTTCCTGACCCCGAACAACGTCAATTTTCAGTCCATCGAGTTCTGGGGCGGCGACGTGGATGACGTGACGCAAGCCGCTCTGATCGGCACCGCCGCTGGTGCCCCGAACAACGTCTACATGATCATTGATACCGGCCTTGGCGACGAGGAAACCCGCTACTATTGGGGCCGGTCGCGCGGCCCGTTCAATTCCGTCTCGGAATTCTCGCCGTCTGTCACGGCCATCACAAACCCAGCAGTCTAAGAGGTAGCCCATGCCAAAGCCCGTCTATACCCGGCCCGTTCAGGGCGCGGCACCAAATCAGTTTGTCCAGAACGCGCAGGACCAGGCAGAAATCAACCGTGCGCTCGACACGCTATGGACCGCCATCATCGTCACGGACACTGACGAGCAAATCCAATCGGTTCTGGACGCCGCAGATAGCTCACAAGCGAACGCAGTCAGCGCGGCGGCGTCCAGTGCGTCCGCTGGCGCATCATCCGGGCGTCTCGACGTGGAGTCGTTCGCTGAACTGACCGGGCCGAAATTCACGATGGGCACGCCGGGGGCGGGGCAGCAGCAGGTGGCGGTTGGCGATGTCATCCTGTGGCGTGGCAAGGGCCTTGTGTATGAGGTCGTGAGCAATCGCGAGGACTTCTCGAACGAAAACGGCGTGAAGATCATGCGCGTGAGCCTTGGCGCGATTGCTGCCGATACCGACCCTGGCCAAGTCGTCTGGCGTCCCCGTGAGCGTGGCAGCTTCACCGCAGAAGCAGGCGCAAGCCGATCTGCGGTGACCTACGCGCAGATCATCGGGCTGTGGGAAACCCTGCGCGCTGACTACCCCGGATGGATAACGCGCAACGTGGTCGGGCAGGACCAGTCCGGAACGCATGACATCTATACCTATGTCATGACGCCCGAAAACGGCTTCGACCGAACGGTTATCGTGGAAGCTGGAATTCATGGCCCCGAGGTCATGAACATGCTCTGCGCCTATCTGTTTTTCCGCGAGATGGGCGATACTTGGGGACACGGCTCGGACACACAGAACGGCGGGCTTGGCGCGGCCCGCAACCGCGTCCGCTGGGTCGTGGTGCCGGTAGCCAACCCTTGGGGGCTAAACGAAAGCCCGAAAAATCGCAAGAACAGCAACGGCGTAGACCTGAACCGAAACTTTGATTTCCGGTGGGCGAAGTATCCCAACACCGGGATTGAGGCGGCAGATTACAAAGGGGTAGCGCCATTTTCGGAGGCAGAAACGCTTATTCTAAAAAGTGTTGCAGAGGCATACCCCGACGCCGTGGCGGCTGTGGGGCTTCACGATTATGTTGGCCCAAGTGGCCCAACGGACACTGCGATATTCTTCCCCGATATGGTGCTGCCCAAAAACACACGTGAAATCCTTTCACGACTTGGGATGTTTCAGCGCGCGCAGGGGCTGACCATCAACGCAACCCAGAACTCCGGCCCGCAAGCGTTCAATTATTATGCGTCCATCGGGATGAATTCCTCCAATCCCGAATGGGCCTTCAATGCTGTATCGTCCGCGTATTCGGCGGATGATGTGACGCTGGCGCTGGCTTTCTATGGGAACACAATTCTTGCTCATGCTTTTGCGGCCCCCGCGCAGTTCGGAAGCGCGCTCGGGCCGAAAGTCTACCGCCTGCGCAACAAGTTTTCTAACTTTGTCATCGACGCTGGAACGAACCTGACTGTATTTACGGACTTGGGGCCTGACTTCACAATCAGCACGTCCGGCATGCTGCCGGGTATTATGAAGCTGGACCAGACCATCTTTGCAATATCGGCCATTGGTGATGGTGGCGAGGATCTTATTGTAAACGCAAAGGCGCGATTTGGCATGGACGGCGCGCAGCGCAGTTCGATGACCGCGAGCGGTGGCTCTTCCAGCTTGATACAGCGGCACACGCTGAGGCCTGGAGAGAACAGCACAATCAATACGACGGCGGCTGGCATCTACTATCCAAGTGAGAACGGATTTGTGCGGTATAGACCGCAGATTTCTGTCAGGCAAAAAAACTCGGTTGCCATTTCTGGCGCGCTTAACATCCAGACATTCGAGGCGCTGATCTGGCTGTTCCCCAGCGACGGCGCACCCGCGATGGACGCATGGCGATTGCCGTCCGCAGGTGCTGGCGCGTGGGAATTCGACTCCGTGTTTGACTGACACACCCGACACCCTGACATGCTCGCCGCGCCCGCGCGGCCTGCTGCCATACCCGGAGATAGCCCATGACACGCCGCATCACAGCCCGCTTGGGCGACCATACCGCCGAACCGTCGAAGAAAAGCACGACGGCCATCACGCCGCAGAACGTAATCACGTGGACGGCAACGGACGGGCTGAACCCGGCGAATATCGCGGGCGCTGAACTATTGGCGGCGGCGCGGCGCACAACAACATGCCGCCTTTCCTGACGCTCACTCCATGCATCAAGTTCTGAGGCGCACACCATGGCCATGACAGTCTACCAGACCGACGAACTCGGGCGCTTCGTCGCCGCCGAACAGGCGCACTTGGACTCGCTGGAAACCGCCGCAACCGGCGGCAACGTGTACCTGATCCCGCGCGGCGCGGTGACGGTGCCCCCGCCGCAGGTCGGCGCCGGTCACGTCGCGGTGTGGACC